CAGCTTGGTCTGGTCTAGGATTCCTGACCCCGTAGTTATCTTCAACAGGATACATGCCAAGCTGTAACTGCGGATGATCAGGATCATAACACTCTGGGCAAGCCATTATACCCGTAATTTTAGTTTTAATCACCAAGGCTCTTAGTTCAGTAAGCTTATACCGGAACCCACAAACATCGCATTCTGCGATGCTATTTTTGCCAGAACTATATTTACTACTCATGAAATAAACCCTATCCGGGGTACAAGCCTAGTGCTGGCTTTCTCGCGATCCTCACTAGCCGCGCGCAGCCATTCCTCTTCGTACGCTTGTTTAAGCATTGGGATACGAATCTGGGCCTGCGGAATTTTCAAGGACAGATAATACGCAAGGCCAGCGCAGGCAGCGGGTAAAAACCTTGCCGGGATATCCTGCCCCTGAATACCCGTGCCAGCGTCCTGAATCTGGCGAATACGATAATATACAAACGTCCAAGTCGTTGATCCGTCTGGAATAGGCCACACTGTAAACTGCGGCGAAGGACCACTGGGCAGACTGACATTAGAGTTATTATTCCCGCCCTGACGGTTAATCCAGACTTGTATTGGCCTTCCCTGTACCAGCTTATTAGGGATAGTTATATAAGTACTCTCGGATATCCGAGTAATATTCAGGTCTTGCTGGATAACCGAACCAGAGCTGGTACGGATAATCATATCCAATAAATCTACGGTATCGTTGGGCAGATTATAGGTAGCGGTGCCCTGAACGAGAGTCACGCTATAAGGACCATCAATGGTCCACATATTAATGCCGCGATTCGCCCACTCCAGAAACATTAAACTCAGGCTACGCCGGGCTGTCCGGAAATCATAGCCTGAGCGAAGTTCTTGACCGCAGCGTTCAAACGCCTCTTCGACCAGCGTGCTGGTGTCGAGGTTAAAGTTCGTCGTACCCGATGTCGGGTAGGTGGGCGTAGTCATGGGTTTACCCCACCCTTATGGGGATTACTTCCCGTGATAGGTGCCCCGAACGTGGTCCTGATGCTGCTCATAGTGCTTCGGATGCGAACCATGAAACGGCCCCGGACTGTCAATCGGGTGCTCAATGGGCGGCGTCTCAATCCCGTCGAAGTGCTTCGGGGAATGAGGCGACTTAACCGTGCGTCCACCATGCTTAGAATGTGCCATATCTATATCCTTTTAACGAAAATTCCCACGAGTATGACCGCGCTCAGCAATACCATCACCGCGAACGCTACCACCTTTAGCATAATGATGCTTGGCGCGTCCACCTTTCTTCATAGCTACTTTCTTACCATGATGATCTTTATCTTCGCCCTTGAGGGGCCACTTCTTTTCTGGCTCTTGTTCGTTCTTCAGGGTTTCACCGCCAGCGGCGAATTTCTTAACCTTCCCGCCCTTCTTCATCTGCGGCATACCACCATCAGTAGATGGGCCGGCTGCGGCATTGGGCGGAGGCGCGGCAGACTGATCGGCCAGCGCGGCCGGGAGCCTCGGCTTTAGTGATTTCATATGTCCACCCTTCTTCATGTGCTTTCCTTGAGCCTTATCGGCTGCAACAAAATCTTTAGCTACCTTCTCACTCGGCCCACCGCCACCCGGCTTTCTCCACCCGTGCGCTGCGGCGCGCATGAGCCTAGCCTGTGCGGGGCTTGTAGACGGCATCTATTACCCGTAAAACAATGTAACAGAAGTAATATTTGTCAGTGTAACATACATATCATTATTAAATCTAATACCTTCGCCGGGTATCCAAATATAATCATTTGATGCCACGCCATCAGTATCCATCTTGAGGCGTTGGGGTCCACCGGAAGCCCCGTCGGTAATCACAATACTGCCTATAACGGCCGGGGTATCTAGCCAAATACCCTTCAGGCGCACACCAAGACTAGGACTAGTTGAACCTACTCCAGCTAGTCCAGTACTACTAAGGTATACACTCTTGACATCTGTCTGAGTAGACACATTAGTAACCTATTAAATAGTACCAAACGGCAGAATCGTAGTAGACGTAATGGGTGACACAGGCGTCTGCTGATACCACGAGCCATCCGGGAACCGAAGCGCATAATCTACAGCAATCGTAGCAGCGCCGGTCGTCGCGCCAGTGCCTGTACCAGTAAACCACGCAAGGACAAACTGATCGGTAGGCGCCGTCTGACCGTTACTGACGTTGGCCCAGTAAGCCACGTTAGATAGCGCGAACGCCGCTGAGCCAATCGTAATACCTAGCGTATATCGCCCAGTACCAATAGTCGCGCCAGTAGCCGTTACCGTAGCAATGGTAGTACCCGCCGTAGCCGAAGTAGGCGAAAGCGCAATAGTAATGGTGTTATTAGTACCCGCATTGAACGCCGTAGTAACATCAACATTGATATTATCAATGTAAGCACCAGCTGGGATAATAACAATACCAGCGGGGCTGGCAGCGTTAGTCTGCGTATAGCCTAGGTTAGAGTTCGCAGTGCTGTTGGTATAGGCAAGCGAACCAAACTGGTACGCATCAGAAACACCCATGTTTCTGATATACCCCGCAGTCGTACTAAACTGCGGGTTTGTTTCTTTCTGCGTCCCAATCGCAAAAGGACCAAAATGTTGCGCAATGTTGCCGATTGATCCAGCCATTTACTACTCCTGATCTTTACGCAACGCCGAAGATGCCCAGCGGGTCGCTCCAGCCGAAGCTGTAACGCTCGCGGCTCTTGTAGCGCACGTTGCCGGTATCAAAGTCTCCATCCATTGAGTTCTGGAGCGGGGTACGCACAAAGTGCTTAAGCCCATTCGGAACATCCGTCAACAGGTACCAACCGTGGGTATCCGTGAGGAAGTGGTTGACCTTGAAGCCTTCCGGAATGGCGCCCATCGCCTTCAGCGCATTGATATCATTATCAGTCGTACCAACACGAAGCTCGGTATCCAGAAGACGCTTAGACACGAACATCTGGTTCGGCGGAACCACCAGCTTGCGCGGCTTGCCCGCGATCAGCAGTCCGCGCTCATCCGTCCACGCGGCAATCTGAATAACGGCGGCTTCCAGCGAAGTCTCGTTCAGATCCGGAGCAGTCGAGAACGTATTGGAGTTCGTTCCGCCGTTGACCAGCGGATGAACCGTGCTAAACAGCGAAACACCATCACCACCAACCGGGGCATTCGGAACAATGCTGAAGCCGTTATTGATAATGGCCGCAGCCTTTACTTGCTTGGTATAAGCCATCGCACGCGCAAGGGACTTCGTATAGCGCTTCGAGAGACTATCATAAAGATTATCTTCGATTGCCTCTTCCGTGATCGAGAATCCTAGAGCAATCGTCTCGTGGTTATAACGAGCGGTCCAAGCTTCCTGCGCATTGTCATACGCAATAACCTGACCTTCGTTCTTTACGGGAGCCGCATTGAACCCCGACAGCTTAGTCTCTTCCTCGAAAGAACGCTCGGAAGTCTCTACTTCGTAGATTTCCTTATGCTCTTCGCCATAAGTGGCGTATTCCATGCCGAACAGCGCGTTCAGGCCGGGGAGCAGTTCCTTAAGAAGTTGTGCGCGTGAAATAGCCATTTATAAACTCCCTTATGCGCCAGTCGCGTTAAGATAAGCGTGATACCCAAAGTTCCAACCGACAACCACTTCTGGATACCCGACGAGAGTAATAGTCGTGCTGGCGGCTAGAGTAATGGCCGTATTCACCGTCAAAGTACTGCCCGACACGCTAACCACCGTAATGAGGTTAGACACGTTGGCACCAGTCGAAGTAGACGCCGTGCTGATCAGCTGCATACCGGGGATGATACCCAGAGCAGCCGAGGCACCGGGGAGCGTCGGTCCATAAGTACTAGCCGCGTTTACCGTAGTAACCGTGGTCGAAGAACCCGCCGTGCTGGCCACCGCCGTAAAGGTAATCGCCGTATCCGGGATCACCTGAACAACACGGAACGGAGCCGAAGTCGTCAACCGGGCGCCGGTACCCGTACCAGCCGTGGTCGGGATATTACCCGAGACACCCATGGCCGAATCGCCAGTCGTGGAGCTACCCGCCGTACCCGTAACCGCGAACATGTTGGTACCGACGTAGTAAGGATTCACATAACCGACCGTCTGCGACGTGTTAGAAATACCACCGCTCGGCTGAGCGATGACCGCTACGCGAAACAGCGCCTGCGGGTCATCAACCACGTAAGCCACCGCATCCTGCGCAGCCGTCGAGGCTGCCCAGAACTGGTATCGGTTTTTACCAAAGATTGGGCCACCAGTCGTGGTGTATTCACAGCCCTGAAAGATACCCAACGTTCCAGCGACAGCAGAAGTAGTCGCCGTGGTCATCGAAGTCTGGATAATGTTACCCAACGACGTAGACGTGGCACTCATAGCTACGATATCCCCGTAGCTAAGCTGCGTACCATAAGCACTCTGAATGGGGAACATACGGGTAGACCCCGAATAAACTCGCCCACCAACAAGGTTATATGGCTTAAAGCCATAAGGGGCTGCAACGTATGGATAACCCATTTATATACTCCTAATTACTTGCCTTTACCAAACGACGTAGTGGAGCGTCTTTCTGTGAACAGCGGCATTCTAGGGTCCTGCTGTCGCATAAAGCTGTTATCTACCGCGTCAATCTGTGCATCGGACTGCTTCTTGTAGTACAGCTTGCGTTGATCATCCATCTCAGCAGGCATCTTACAAAGCAACAGTCCACCAATCTCAATATTCCCTTTAAACCGACCATTCGGGTCCGCTAGACCCGCAATCTCAGGATGATCCGCCGCCGCGCACGGTTCCCATCCTTCTCGAAACTTCGCTGAGGTATTGGTGGGATCATTCTGACCCATCAACGCAATCCTCACCCATCTGAACCGCCAGCCTTCTACTGGGTTCGGGTCTGGCAGCAACTGCGGGGGTTTCCACTCCTGCTTGCGTACCGTAGCTTCCCGACTCTCAAGTTCACGTGCAATTCTGTTCGTTGCAGCATCAACCATTGGCATTCTCCGAAAGTTTCAAAAATTCCCGCGCATACGCTTCAGGCGTAATCCCTAGTCTCTTAGCCAGATTTGCCTGACTTACCGTCATGCGTACCTGTTTTGGCGCAGTAGACCGAGTTACCGGCGTAATATTCGTGGGTTTGCGGGGAGTAGGTTCTTTCTTACTCTCCGGGGCTTCCTCGTAGTTCTCCGGGAAGCGACGGCGCATTGTGGCGTCGATTTTCTCGAAATACTCATCAGAGCTGGGTGTTACACCCGCCTTAACAAGCTTTTCGTGCAGACCTAACGCAGCAGCCGTGGCTTCTTCGTCACTACCGAACCAAGCGTTCTTTGCTTTCCAAGCCTCGGCTTTGGGGTCCGGAGCTTGGCGACGCTGAGGTTCTTCAGCCTGTGATGTAGCTTTTACTACATCTTTTTCTTCCTGTAAAGGGGTAGTTGGCCGATAACCTTCAACTTCCCGCATTTTAAGCTTCGCTTCAGTCATTAATTCCTGAGCATTAGTGATTAGCTCAGCATCACCTGACTCATAAGCAGCTTTTAGCTTAGTTCTAGCGTTATCCAGCTCGGTTTTGGCGGCTTTCGTTACCTCGGTAATGAAAATCTTCTCGCCAGTACCCAAACGCTTCTGAAGTTCTTGAATTTCCTTGTTTTTTGACTCCGCGAACCTAATAGCTTCGTTCTTTTCACGCGTTTCAGCTTCCTTAGCACGCCGCTCATCGTGCCAAACCTTCTTTAGCTGCTTAATTCGCTGCTGAACCTTCTCGCCATACTCAGTAAGATCATCATTATCAAGCTCTTCCTTGATCTTATCGGGTAGCGGGGCACGGTTTCGGTCTTCTGGAGGGGCATCGTCCTCGATTTTGATCTCGATTTCGTTGTCGGCGGCCTTCTTCTGGGGGCCATCAACGCCTTCTTCGTCAGGAAACTTGTAACTCTCAGCCATTTTTATCTCCTTAGCCTGCGCGGGTAACGCCGCGTGGGTCGTCTACAACTGCATCAACGGTGTCATCGTTGATGATCCGGAACTCATGACCGTGAATTTTTACTCTAGTGCCCTGATAAGCCCTAGTAATAATAAAATCACGTTCCTTGCACCAAGGCCCGCTGGGGAACTTAGCCTTATCTTTATAAGCATCAGGGCCAAGCTTCAGAACAAACAACACAATGGTCGTTTGCTCCTCTACACGAGCTACTTCACTCGGTTTTACCAGCGTATCGCCAAACTTATCATCGGCCTTGGGAACTGCGCAGAGTATTTTGTACCCTGTGGGGGTCGGTAATTGCGTTGCGGTCTCGTCGGTCATAAATCCTCTAGTCTTTTGTGGATATTCTCTAAAATCTGCCGTGCTTCTTGCAGCCCCTTGAGCTGTCCGACTACATATTTATAGTCGCTATAGTCTGTTGGGCGCCCGGCAGATATATTTTTAATCCTAGTGTCTTCCAACTCTAGAATTTTACTATTTATCTCCCCGAGGACCTTAAGCGCTAAGTCAGTATCGTTCACTTCTTAGTAGCTCCCGGCTTTGGTTTGTTCTTTGCCGCTTCCTTTGCAGCAAGTTTGGCCTGTTCCGCCTTCATCTTCTCCATTCTCTCGTCATGCTCCATCTGAGACTCATGCTTATGGAGGTCTAGATCCTGCTGTGTCTCATGTTTGTGGAGTTCGGTATTAAGGCTTGAGGCGTGCTTCCGCAAGTCTGCGGATTGACCAGAAACATGCTTATGTAGGTCGGCCGCTTGATCACTGCTATGTTGAAAGTGACTAGTAGCAGTATCAACAGAATGTTTATGTAGGTCTGCGGCCGTCTGAAGCTTTGTCTTAGCGATGTCCGCACCGAGTTTCGCGCCTTCCGCATGTTGTTTTCCCTCCTCCTGCATCCGGGATGTCTCCGCCTGCTGCCGCTGCTGGGCTATCTGTGCGCCCAACTTGGCACCGTCACCGTGCGCGTCGATCTGCATCTGCTGTCGGCGTAGGTCCAAGTCATCCTTCTTGGCCGACGCGTCCATAACATCTTTCTGTCCCTTGCGCTGCTGCTCTGCCTGCTTGATCTGCTGCTCCATCTCCAGCTCGCGCTGTGCCAGCTGCTGCTGGAGCTGAGCGATCTGAGCCTTCTGCTGCATATCCTGTTGTTTAAGCTGGAGTTCCTGCGCTTTAAGCTGAAGCTCCTGCTGCTGCATCTGGATAAGCGGGTCCTGAGCTTGCTGCTGAGCCTGCTGAGCTGCCGCTTCCTGCTTATCTTTCTGAAGAAGCTTGCCAGCGGCCTGCGCGGCGAGGGCTGAAACCCTAACCTCGACTTCTGGCGGAAGATGCCCAACATCAAGATCTTCACCGAAGAAGTCTGGCGGCGGAGGTAGACTCGCACCCAGCTGCTGTTCAAGATCCTTACGATACTTGAACGCCACGTGCTCCATGATATGCGCGTGTGCAGCGCCCATAAGTACTTGTGCCTGCTGCGGATTCTGCGACGCAATCTGCTGAATCTTCGGATCTTGTAGCGCAGCCATGTGTACACCCAAGTGCGCGTCGTGATCCTGATACATAAACGCGCGGGTAGGCTTACCCATAAGGATGGCCATGTTCTCAGACACGGGGTCCAGCGGCTTCATGTCGTCCTTCATCGGGACGATCTTCTGGGAGTTCTTAACCCCCAGTGTCTCGATCATCTGGCGGTGTAAGAATGGCAAATCATAAATCTGAGGAGCCGTCTGAGACAGCTGAAGCACAGCTTGATACTGCACCACACGCTGAGACATAGTACTAGCGTTAGGATCAGACACAGGGATAACATCGCAACAATCATAGTCGGCCCTTTTGGCGCTTGCGGACCCCAGCTCAGGCTCATAATCATAATCCTCTGGAGTATTGTCCCTAATAATTGCTGCTAGAAGCTTGAATTCCTGCTTCATCGTGTAGTGAATGCGCGCCTGCACGGCGCTCATCACTTTCAGAACCCGCTCTAGAATCGCCAGCGTCGTACCAACAGGTGACTGAC